ACTAACCCTCCTGCAGCAGCATTAAATCTTCCGACGGTGTCTTGGTCTCCATATAAGTTTACTTTGTAACTGACGCCAGGATCATAACCTGGTCCTCCAAAGGTGCCAATTTGTGGAACTCGATTTGGATAACCGCTTTCATAGGCGGATCCGCCTGGAAGTAGTGGGGGGCCAGCCATATCTTCGTGAGTCCTATCCCTGATCTCTGAATAGGCCAAGCTTCCTGCTATTAAGCCTCCAATTGCCAGGGCGCCTTTCTTGATAGTAGGATTTTTGAAAAGATCTTTAAGATCTCCCATTTTTTCGCCTATTCTTTTATATACTGCTTTGTTCTCTACGAGTCCATCGTCTAGGTCTGTAATTGAATTAATGATATTATCAGCTAGTCCATCATCTCCAAATGCTGTTCTGGCAGCATCAGCATCTAATACACCAGCTGTTCCTAGGGTCCCTGGTGTTACATCATCTATTAGGCCTGTCGATGGATCAATATTTATTAATCCAGCTTGCGCTAGTTCATCTTTTTGCATTTGAGCTCTTATTAATGCTACCTGATGATTAGCGTTTCCTCGTACCAAATCGTCAGCAATTTCATCTGACTGACCTAGTAAAGCTCTAAAAACATCATTTTGTTCGTTAGTTGTTTCGAAGATATCGAGCATTGTGTTCGTGCCGTCATCTATTCTTTGCTGGGCTTCTTTCACGGACTTTAGTCTTTTTTTAGCTTCTATTTCCAAGTCCTCCATAGTGCCTTTATTTCCGAGGCTAGCTCTGACTTGATTGGCGTAATCTTGATCAAAAGATTCATAATGTTTTACTCTTCTGTACGTTCTAACATCTTGTATTGCTTTAGCTGCCCTTTCCGCGTCCTCTGGTAGCTCTCCTGCTTGCAGCGACGTTAAATGTCTTAAGCCTCCAATATCAACTCTAGTTCCAGCTGTTACTTTATCTATTGCATTTACTAAATCTACTGATGACATTCCGACTAATTGAGAAGCTTGACCTATATCTCTTAGTACCTTTTCGCCTATATTATCCAAAAGTGCAGAGTGATTAAATAATTCAGTTTGATTCATTGTCTTAATGCTATCTGTGGTCGTATTGAATATCCTATCTAGCTCATCCTTATGGGTAGCAATAATTGATCGAGCAACTGAATCAGCTTCCCTAGAAGTTCGTGTTGAAGATAAAATGTCGTCAGATGGAATCCTAGATATTGAGGACCTGTTCACAGAATCAAGATATGAAGAATATCGAACGCCTACGTCATGCACCCTGGATATTGATGCAAATGAGTGGTCTGCGTTTAGGCCAATTCTTTTTATTAATTCCTCTTTAATCTTACTTGCATCATTAGAAGCGGATATATCTTTTAATTCTTTTAATGTTTTGTCTAAATCAACAGCTGTTGCAAGCCCTTGCCTTTGAGCGTCTTCCATACCTGTAATCATATTGTCTAATATAGATTTTGTGTCTGTGTCTCTAATTCTATCTTTCAGTAGAAACTCATCAATACCTAATAGAAGACTATCGTCAGAGGAGCCAACTGCGCGCGAGAAGCCAATCATTTTTCCTAGTCCCTCGATGCTTTGTTCACCAAAAACGTCAAGCCCTAAATCTGCTCCAGACAGTCCTAATTTTACTAGCGCTTTTTGAACTCCTACATCTTTCATATAATTAGCATTATCAGCTGAAGATAGAAGGCTTCCTACATTTTGAGATAGATTCCTCGAGGAGGCAAAACTTACACCAACGGAGGCGTCAATTGCCTCGTCCTGTGCTAGTAGGCCAATCTTATAGTTTTTCAGCATGTACTCTTTGGTTGCTTTAGAGGTACCTGCATCATTTAAGAATGCTTCATATTGATTCAATACACTGCCAACTGTCATCGATCTATTGACGTACACTCCAAGAATATCTCCACCTTCAATAGCTTTTTTGACACTAAAATCATCTATTGCTGTCTGAAAAATTGCCCGCAGAGCCGGGTCTGTCTCATAGGTGGATTCCATCATCTTTAGCATTTCTTCAAAATCTGCGGCTTTTGAAAATTTATTTATCATTTTTTGATCAAAATTGTTTGCTCTCATTGTTTCCAGGAAATCATCCTTCATGTCAAAAGAACCTGATTCTATAAAAGCTTTAAATATTCCTTCTCTAGTATAATCTGGTCGTTTGCTTAAATCTTTGACACTCAATGTAGAAGACCCATATCTTTTTATTTTTTCCGCTCTTTTTATGTCTAATTTTTGTATTGTAGTTACTCCACGTGCTTCTAAATCTCCAAAAACATTTACTATAGCTTGTTCAAAATCATCTATATGATTTAAGGATAGTGTTTTGTCTTTTTTGACAATTTGTCCTTTAACAGTTGTTTGGTCAGTATGTTTACCATCTAGTATGTCTTGAAGAATTCTGTACGTTTTTTTATGGGCTGTATTGCTAGTTGATTGTGTTAAAGAGTCTAAGGATTTTCTAAATTCCATAACTGAAGAAGAATCTTCCCTACCCCCAAATAGACCCCTAATAGTATCTTGATCCATATTCATTCTAGCAAATATTAATTCTTCCGGGCCAGATGGCTGACGACTAATGTTGAACCCTAATCGAGTTAATCCTTGATTATCTTTATATGTTAAAACTTTTTCTAACACCTTGTCGTCTAAGTCGAATCCACCAAGAGCATGTCTGTATTTACCAATAGAGTCAGCCGGCAACATCATTTTATGGCCACTAACTCTAAACTTTAATATGTCGTGTTTTACATCGCCTAAACCCTCTATCGATATACGATCATATCCCCTGCCTTTATTCAGAATCATCTTTCCTTTTTCGGTTCCCATTAAAATTGCTTCACTGTCAATTGCAAAACGATGAGTGTCAGGAACAACCATTTGCATGAAGTCGCCCTTCATTCTAAATGCCTCTGTTGCAAAGAAGGTGTGCATCATGTTCATCATTGTTGGATTTTGCTTTGGACTAACGCCACTCCTCATCATGTCTAATATGGAATTAGCAAATTCTTTATTTCTCACCGCAGAAAGACGTGAATGTGATGGGAGATGACTTATATCGCGCTGTGATGCTTCTTCTAGCATCGCCCTTACCTTACGGGGCACTGTGCCACTGTTGATTGCGCTTTCGAATTCTCGAAGAACACTTTGGCCTCTTTGTTCCATTGCGTCCAGTGTTGCTCGATCAGCAAAAACTTCCGGATGAAAGGCAGCCGATACTGGATCCGAATACACTAACTCGCGCCCTGAGCCCATTCCGCTTAAAGTTAATATATCAGTTTTTCCTGCAAAACCTAATTCTGGCTTAAATGCAAATTTACTGGCAATCATTGTATATTTTTCTAATTGCTTGTCGAATTCTACTGCTTGACCAGCTGTTTTCAAATCTCCGTATTTAGCAGCGTGGCCTCTGATGGTGAACTGGTCAAGTCCTCCAGTAGCTTGAGCCCTAGAAGTCTGTCCTTTAATATTTTCCAACTGCTTTATTCTTATTGCTAGATCTTCCATCTCCTGAGAAGAGAGAGGTTTACCTAAACCTTGCTGCGCATTTTTTAATTTGTTTTTCAGAACATTTATTTCTTTGCGCATCGTTGTGTCGGTATATCCAGAGATCTTTTTCGCATTCATCAAATCAGATCCGTCGTACGCAAATTCGATATTGTCAAATAATTGTTTTACAAGACTTGCTCGTTTTTTGTCTCCATTAATAAAATTTGTTTCTAAATGTTTCATTAACTGATCACTAGCAAACTTGCCAGTTTTATTTGTTTCTTTGTATGCAAAGTCTGCGGAACGTATAACATTTTCAAATTCTGTTCTTTGCTTTTTAGTAAATTGGTTCAGTATGCTTCCAACAAAATCTTCTGCATCTACGTTCTTATAATAAGCCGCTAACTCCTTACCTCTCATGGTGTTTCCAAAAGCTTTTGTTTTATCAGTTCCTTGATAGGTCATTTTTTTCAATAACTCATACTGAGGATCTGGCACAAATATGGACGCGCTAAAAGTAGAACTTCCTCTTTTCCCAACAAAGTTTTCTAAATCACCACCTGCTAAAGATACTTCTCTTTCAGAGGCTAATGACCTAAATCTTTTGGGTATTTTCAACAAATGGTCGACTAGTCTTCCAGATCTAAGTTTATTTGGATTCTTGCTAAGAACCTTCTCGGACATTACCCCTGGATCCAACATATCATGACCTGTCACGGATAAGAGTAGATTGGACTGATAACTAGTTAGCATGTTACCTCCAGCTCTCATGGTTATCAATCTTGCGCTTTCATCATCAATAACAGTTATCCCCTGCAGCGAACCACGTTTTCTCAGTTTGTCTATCTCCATAGCAATATTTTTAACTCCACCTTTGTCTTCATGGAGAGTTAACAAATCTACCTGCATATCTTTTATTGAACTTACGTCAATTCCGGCATCTTGCAGTAATTTGATTTGGCTCGCTGAGAATGTCTGTGATTTGCTTTTTACGTCAGCCATTATTTCAGCCATACCACTTACTTTACTGCCTAATCTTGACTGTCCTGGTTTACTGTCTAAATTGTTAAATTGAGAAATTCTTAGTGTACCTGCTCGAGCAAAGGCTCTGTCGATAGATTTGAATGATTCACCAGTAGCACTCAAGACGAATTTTATTTCATCTCCATCAGGTTCTATCTTTATAGCATTACCCATGCCATAAGACGTTCTCATCAAAGCAGATCTTGCGGCAGCCATTCTCTCTGGAAGGGTGTCGTACATTCTATTAATATCTACCATTATCTAACTCCCGCCGAAACGTCAATGCCCTGTGAGCCAAAAGGATTCATAACTGGAGTAACACTTCCGGAAAATCCAAATCCATTCATCAGTTGGCGCAATTTATCAAGAGTGCTATTTCCATCGCTGCTTTTCCCAAATTGGGGATAACTAGGATTAGCTAAATTTGCTTCACGAATCTGCTGAGGGAAATATCCCATTTGAGACATTTCTATACCCATAGATTCTCCTGTTTTAATTTTTACTTGTTCTAAGTTTGTGTTGGGGTGCCATCCTTCCCATGACGCATCCGGTAGTTCATGCCGTGTAAAATAATCGTCGAGATCTGGTCTTTGTTCAACATTCATACCCCATGATGCTTCATATATTCTTCTCTCTAGACGTCCTGCAGTAGAGAGTATCCTGCCCCTTTCTCCTTCTGGAGCATTAAGCATGGCTTTAAAGTGTTCTCTTTTTCTTTTTGGAATAGATAGAGATAATGTATCAATGTCTTTACCATAAAGATCCGCACCATACATTGTTCTTTTTGCAGCCATCCCATAGTCTAATGCTGCTTTTTCATCCCCTGAAGATTTAGCCATAGTTTCTAATCTTTTATTTTTTACATAATTTAAGATGTCCGAATATTCTTCTAATGCTAATTCTTTTTTTCTTTGCTTCGGTATAAATCTTTCACCAGTTATTAATTCTGAAGCCTGCCCGTATGTTGATGCTGCCAGACCGGTAGTCACACCAACCGCTGTTCCCAGCAGTTTAGCTTTAGCTGTTCTGCCAAAAAGTGATCCGGCAATACCTAGTCCAGTCGCTGCTGTTATGGGATCTCTTTGTGTAGATTTGTCAATCATTGGTTTGATATAACTATCGTATGGTCTTTGCCATTCAGGGAACGTAGCACCATATACATGCTTCCTTTCCCAATCTTCAGTAGCTGTTCTTTTTCCTATTGTTTTGTTAATAGCAAAGTTGTCGGAATGAGCTATATATTCGCCAATTCTTCCTGCGCCAAATTTTAATGGATGTTGCCCCATTTCTTCAGCTGATGACCCCTTGTATTTATAATCAGTAAATTCATTTTTAGTTGCCATACTTTCAACTTGGGATCTTATATCAGCTACTTTATTTCTTTCAGCGGGACCTAAATCCATGCTGTCAATTTTTTTATCTAATGTTTTATATTGCTGAGAATATGGCGCAACATCTCCTAATATTTTCAATTGATCTAATGCGCCGTATGATCCAGTTGAATCTGGATTTAATCTATTAAACCTTTCATACCCTACTCCCGGTAGTCTCAGTTCACCTTCTTGCACCTTAGTGTATGGATCTCCTCTAGTGAAGTCCGTAAAATATTCAGAACCAGGAAGGAATGGATACTGTTTACCCATTGTGTTTTCTATTGGGTTTATATAGTCTACGCCAGTTCTTTCTTTTGGAATAAATCTTCTAACAATTTCAGAGAATTCCAGGTTGCCCAATCCTTCTCTGTTGCCCAGCGGTGCGTCTCCTAATCCTCCAAGATTTAAATCCCAAAATGCTCGAGTACTTCCATAAGCTTTTGATGCCGACTGCAAAACGCTTCTTTGAGGCTGATAATCTTGCTGACCAAATCCTAATGATTTTCTTAAATTGCCAAAACCAAAACCATAGATACCAGCCATTTCTTGCATTCTGAATCCAAGCTCACCTGCCTGGAAGGAACTAGTACTGGGTTCTAACGGAGCACCAGCTCCGACTATTCTGGGAGCCATTACGCCAGACACCTTGGGTGGACCATAAGCTAAATCGCTGTATTGAGAGTTTACATCTTTTAGTGAAGACCTAACCATCGACCCAGCAGCGCCGGTACTTCCAGCTCTGCTAGCCAACATTGAGTTGACCCCAGAGATGCCTGTAGCTCCGCTGGAGCCGATTGGTGAACCAGGCCTAGCTGTCATTGCCCCAGAGCCAGTCAGGGGCATTCCAGGGGGCCCTCCAGCCATATCTCTTGTGAACCCCACTCCGTCTATGTAGCTTGAAGTCATTCCATACGCAGACGCGTCATAGGCCCCAGATTGACCTGCATTTGTATAATTAGCCAATCCTTGTGCTGTTTCATCCTCGTGCATTAGCACTTGAGGCTTTAGTAGTTTTCCGACTGTCATATTTGCGAGTGGGACAAGTGGACCAAAAGGACCGGTAAAATATTCACCGCTGACTGGGTATGGTCTGTCTTCGTAGTGCTTACGTTCAAATCTATAAGGATCTAATGGTCTTAGTGGCGAAATATCATTATAAAATAAGAATTTTTCAGCTGGACTTCCGTATGTATCACTGGTGAACATGGCGCCTGCTTGAAGTTTTCGATACCAAGAAGGCCTGTAATACTGGATCTTTCCACCTTTAAATGGAGTATTACCTAAAGGCCAAAATCTTCCTTGTCTTATTGGTACTTCTCCCTCAACCAATTGCTCTTTCTTTTCGTCATATGTCATACCACCAGGAGTCAGCCCTGCAGATAAAGACTGCAGTTCCATCGCACCTTTTGCTACCTGGCCCAATACTAATGGCGAATAGACCCTTTCTCCTCTGTCATCCTTTTCATTGACCATCCCACCCATTGTTCTATCTACAGTAAGTGCCGTAACTCCAGCTGCATACATTGGCAGTACCCTCTTGCCAACCATTCCTGTTGCAAAAAGGTCTAGTGGTCCCTTAAAGTCAGAAACATTTAACTGCATCCCCAGTGTACCGAAATATCTATTTAGTCTTTCTACGCCCTGAGAAACTGGTATGCTCGCGGTAGAGAAACTTTGTGGATCAGAATACGTTGTTAATCCAATTGCGCTTTTGATCGCACCCATTGGATCTCTTCCAAAAACTGTTCCAAAAGTTGGAACAACAGTTATACTTTGCCCAGAACCAAGTGGGTCTACAGCTAAATCATCCGCCTGATACCCAGATGTCCCGAGTGCTTTTTGTTTTAAGGAAACTAGTGGTGAGAATTTTTTACGAATACCCGTAGAAATTTTGCTCATCTCTGACTTAGCAAAGGGGTCAAACATACTCTTTAAACTACCGTTATTGGATCTTGAAAGTTCAAACATCTCTACTGCACCAGCACGAGCGTTTTCTAAATTCCCAGCCGAGTGTTTAAATGTTTTAAATGCACTCATGTTGAACATAGTGGACAGAGCTGCTGCTTGAGCTTCAACTCTCTCCGATGAACTGATGGCTCCAGATTTAATTAATTTGTCAACAACGGTTTGCATTTCGATGAATATATTTCCACTGCTACCTGCTTGCATTTGATTAGATTGAGAAATGTACCTAAATATTTCATTTTTTAATTGATCTAATTTAGTGGTAATAGTCGGAGACTTTTCCGCCATTTGCGACATTGCATTGAGATTAGTAGAATCCTTTAAATTTCTTATTCTCGATGAAGAAGCGTTCAACATTGTTGGGTCTACGCCCTGTCTCCTGAGTTGTTGAGACACTAGTTTTTGAGCTGCTAATAAATCATCTGCGAACTTGACAGCGTCTTCTGCTGTTTCGATTGAGCTAGCGGTTCTTCCTCCAAATGTGAATAGACCTGGGTTAAGAGTTTCTAGTTCTTTCATTACCTTGACTGGAGTGCCATATCTAAGGGATTCTTTAGACAAAGAGTGCATTCCCCTTAAGAGATCTGCTTCAGAAAAATCATCTACTACATTTCCCAGATCATCTACTACACGAAGCCCTCCACTTGTTTGTTTGTCTATTTTTATTAATCTTTCTTTTCCGCCAGAATTATATTTCAAGTCATCGCCAGATAATAGTCGAGCCATAACTCCATTATTACTTAAATCCGTAGAACGATTCTTAAACCTAGAAGCTAGTCCGAACAATGAGTTTGGTTGTTCAGGATCAATGCTCATTTTTTTCTTGAAACGTAATGCTCTTTCTCCACCAAGAATTCTATCTAAAAATTTTGAACCGCTTGAATCTCTAATCTCATTAATTGTTTGACCCTGCATATTTGCCGCAAAACGAGTATGTCTTGTTAGCAGGTCTGTGGTATTCGTGGGCAGTGCTCTATAGGTTCCACTCATCAAAGAACTATGAATTGTTTCCGATACATTATCTGTATCAAAGGCCATTAATTTACCCTTGGAGCCTTTTGTTTTAAACCACATATGGAAATCAGATTTAGTACTAGCTCCCTCAGGCATAAACGGTTGGACAGATCTAGATGATACATACTGTAGTGGTGATCTATTGGCCATTTCCGAGAATGACCTATATCCAAATAGGTCAGCTGGATTGAATCCTAGAATTGGGATCTTAAACTCTGAAGCAAAAAAGTTTGCTGTTTTAGAAAATGTAGATTTAACTGATGTAAAATCTAATATTTGACCGGATCTAGATTGATATACTCCATCCATTTTGCTAAATCCAATTGATTTAGAAACTGGATCGTTAATAGCCATTCTTGAAGCTAAGTCGTGGATTATCTTTTGTTCTGGTTCTGACATATGAGAGAAGCGTCCAGATTGTCGAGCTTCGTCAATTGTTAAAGATTTTAATCCGAATAGATTATGTCCACCGCCAGAAACACCAGAAGTCATTTGACGATTCTTAATTAAGAAAGCTCTTAAGTCTGTAAATTGATTTGGATCAAAACCACGTTTTCTCAAGCCCGCTGTGACTATGTCATTGGATACTTGTCGCCCAGTGCTATCTGTTAAATTTATTCCTAATGTTTGAGCAGTTTTTCTTTGCAAAAATTCTGTTTTAGCTGCAGTTTGTGGGCCAGTGAAATCATTATAGTTAGCCTTCATTGGCTTGAGTATTCCGCCACCAATTGTAGTTAAATCATCTCTATAAAATTTATTCCAGTTTTTTTCTATTTTATTATTTAAACCTTTTTGGAATTCCTTAGAAGCAAATATATCTCTTGCGTCTTCAACTGAGTTCTTGAGCGCGTTGGGTTGAATTGCATCCTCAAAAGTTTTACCGCCAGAGACTCCCTTGTATCTTTGTATTACTCTTGAAAAAAAGTCTTCACTTAGGCTTGCTGCGTCTGCGCCTTCTTCATAAATTTTAGTTTTACCAATAGTTATTATATTGGTGCTTTCCATATTGGATCTTGGTAGTCGCACCTTTAAGTAATCTGTAAATTGTTTAGCCTGCTTACCGTCAAGCCCTCTTGATATCAACTGATCCTGAAGAAGATCTTTAAAAGCGTCAGTCTGTTGATTATATGCAAAGTTAGATCTTGGAAGGGATTCATTGCCTGGGCCCCCTCCGCCCATTATCCTCACTCCTCTTGCAAAACTAGACAACCTACTAGAATGCTGGGACTGAATTTTGTGCATTGCGCTTTCTAGCGTTTGTGCAGCTTGAGGGGTGCCCCCCATTGACTTCAATACTCTAGCGTGAGCAATTGAATTTTCTAAGGCGTCATAACCTCTTCCTAAATTCTTGTATTCTTCTTTACCAGCAACAAATGCTTTTCTTAATCCACGGAATGCGGAGGGGAGTTCTGTGATAGATGCTGAAGTTTCACCAGAAGCGTCTTTGAAGCCCTTGAAGAATGCATTAGCTCCAGCCTTATTTATAGCCTGCCTAGAAGCTCCCTGTGCTATCTCTGCATCGCGTGCCGCCTTGACTCCATGTCTAAGGCTCTGGAGATTTTGTACGAAACCCTGTTGATTTTGCGTGTAAGCCTTAGTGGCAGTGCTAAGTGCTCCTGAAGTTTGTGCAGAACTTTTTAGAAATTTGTTAGTCATAGTGGCAAAGTCGTGACCGACATCTGCCAAAGTTTCTGTTACATCAACAAAACCTTGACGTAATTTTTTATTAAAAGGAGTTAGATTTCGCATATCGTTCATTGAATACCTCAGGGTATTTAACGAACTCTTGCCAGCTCCTAATGCTGCTCCTGCGCCTTCAAATGGCGCTATCATAGTGGCCATCATAGTTAATGATGACTTGGTGAAATCAGCAATCACATCTGCTGGGTTATACCATTTTATTTTTCTCTGACCTTCTTCGCGTTCTCCAAAGATTGGGTCGACAATTGCTTTTTGCGCACCATACATTGCTGGTAATTCGTAGGGCATTCTTCGGCCAGCTCGGACCAATCTCTGTTGTAGCTCATCCCTATATTGCCATACGGCTGGAGGCTCATTGCCCAAAAAGTTAGATCCTGCAAGATTTTTTTCTTCTTTAGTTAGGTATTGATAGCCATGTCTTTCGCTAACAATTCCATCATATCCAGTAGTTAGCTGCCCTTGGCGCTCATATACTAACTTGGAATAAACATCGCTTTCACCTTCTACATACCTGCTAACACCTTGCAGCTCATCTAAATGGCGACGAATTTCAACAGCGCTTTTAACCATTTTTGTTGCAAGTGGTTTGCCATTGTCAGAAGAAGTTTGTAAAAACTTTGCTAGTTTTAATCCACCACGCTTAGTGACTTTTGAAGCTACACCAGAAGCTACCATTACAGTAGCCGTCGAGGCAAAGAATTTCATTATAGGATGGCCATTTAAGGCCCTGCTAATCATTCCAGAGTTTGATGCTGTACCTTCAGATTCACCCTCATTTATGGGCAAATCTCTAGACGTTACACCGTATCCTAAGTTTTGTATTGGCCCTGGATCGCGTATCAATCTAACTCCCTAGATTATTATCCCCATAGTTTTTGAGCGATGGGGTCTTCATATGTTGATGTTCCTGGCATCTTAGACAGATTATGTCGTGCTGCATGCATTTTCTGTTTTTCTAACTCTTCTTCAGGATCTATCAACTGAAGAGTTAGATTAGTAGATTCAATGCCGTTAATGCCTTGTTTAATTTCTATTATTTTTTCAGCTAGGGCAACTCTTTCTGCTAATTGAGAAAAAGTCATTTCGTCTAATTGCTCTGGGCTGTATGTACTTATAGTAGCGAGAACAAAGGCTTTCATTAAATTTTTAACTTCTGTTGCTTCTTCTCTTTTTTCTTGAAGAATTCTTTTTGCAAGTTTTGCAGAAGTTATCCCAGATATATCTAATACCTCCTGGGCTAAAGAAGAAACATTCCCAGGAGGTATTCGAGCAATATCAAAATCTTCAGGATAAACAATCGTAAATTCTAAGACTAGATCTTCAACATCAGCCGAAGAAAAATCTTCCAGATCTTTATAATAAAGAATTTTATTATATTCTTTAAATGTTAGTTCTCTAAAAATTATATCTTTATTTTTAATATTAACAGAATAGATATTTCCATATCTGTTTTTAAGATCAAAGATTAATTGGCTGTCTAGCATCTAATTAGAGTTGTCTAACCTCAAGGGCAACAAAGCCTGAAGCTTCGAGCACTTCTTGAGCAATAAGAGATGGCATACCAGCCATGACTCCAAGTGCTGTTTTTTTGTCGTACTTAGGATAAAGCACGCAAAGTTCTGTGATAGCTTCTTCGTTCCACATGTTAGCTTCAGCAGAAGTAAGCTGTCCACCCTGGACCAATTGCTCCATCTTCTTAACAACCTGCTTGTATTCAACTCGATTCAGTACTCGCCAAACAATATGCTTATCATAAGAAATGGATGTAACGTAAACGTCTCCGTAATGTTGCTTCCATTGTTTAATCATTCCAGCGTTGGGGCCACCGTCCCAAATTTCTACATCATCTGCCAGATCTTCAATATCTTTTGACTCTTCAACTTCAAGATCGAGATCGTATTCTTCGATTGCTTCCTGAGCTCTTACGTCGATGGCATCTGGATCATCGGTTGTAACCAATGTGACTGCTTCATCAAAACCTAAATTTTTGATATCCTCTGGGGTATCTCCTATTACTACTTTTCTTTGATTTGTCATATTAATGTTTCTCCTTAGTATGTATCAGTACATAATATCATAAAATTACTTTTTTTTCAATTATAAATCACTAAAATTAAAAGCTCCAGCTAGTACTTGGATCTCGCAACAACTGATCAAATGTTGTTGAATCAGGATCAATATTAGATGGCGCATCAGAATCTGAAGTATTATTTGCAGACATTCCTTTTATAAAATCAAGCTTTGCTTCAGTAAAATAATAATCTCTAGCTATGAATTGGTAACTTTCACCAATTGCCATTCCTCCTGGGCTATAGGTTGTTGACATATTCATTAGATTAACTTGCTGAAGTATTGTTTTCATTGGACTTACTTTATTGTCCATTTTAATAGTTCTTTGATTAACGTCAAAAGACATTTGATTGTTTAAATAACTAGAAGTACTTGTATCTTCAGAAGTATTAGCACTAAATGGACTTAATGCTGTTTCTTCTAGTCCGTACAAGATAACAAAATTGAATGGTGGATGGGCGCTGAATATATTGGTAGTGTCATATCCAGAAACTGCCGGGTCAGAAGTTATTCTATCCAATTGACTATAGGCCCAAAATTTTTCTATATTACTTTCATCGCTTGAAGAAAGTTGTGAATCTAATCGTGAAACAATTGTGTCTTTTGGTGTCCTAACATCTTTATTCATCACTCGAGATTTTGCTGCTTTTTCTAGAAGCTCTGTCATTCTGCGCGGATACCTGGTAAATATGCTTATTTCACCACTAATGATTCTTGAACCAAGCATGACAGTATCATAATTATATGACCAGAATCCGTAAACAGGTTGCTTTTCCTGCCTAACGGAATAGGAAAAGGAAGCAATATCTAATTCATCTTCCGGGCCAAAAAGACCATCAATGTAAACTCTTACATCTTCTCCACTGAAGTAGTAATCATAATAATTATTAAAAGTTTTGTCAGTGTCTGGTGCTCTACCTGCGTAGACTCTATCTATATGATTTGATAAAGGATCGTATTCTTTATCAAATTTCCAAAACTTTTTATTATCTAATCTTGATTCCGACATTATTACCTGCTATCTAACGATGTTTTCTATCATATTGGGATGATACGTTCTACCATATTTTGATTATAAAATTCAGATATTTTATCTACAGCTTCGTCACCAAATATATTTCTAGATATTTGCACATCTCTTTGGGTTACTGCTGGATCTTTCGTTGAGTCTATTTCAGAACTAATATCCATTTTCACCATAGGTTGAATGCCACGAGCCATATAGGTGTAAGTCTGTTCTGTAATTATGTCCTCAATTGATACTGTTTGACCTTCATCTACTATAGTAATACCAAAGATCTTCATTTTTGCAGATTGGCCATACTCATTGAAGAAAGAAATTACTATATCAAATGGTGGAAGCATGTCCGCCAGTGGAGCGAAGAAGCCGTTTCTTCTGGCTAGAAGTTCTCTATATTTTTTAATTTTATAAAATGCATACTCATTAAAAACGGTAAATATTAAGCTTCCAGCTATTGTTCTTCCACCTTTAATGAAGCCTCTTACATTTACGTGCCCAAGAGTTCTAACGGGAGAATTTTCTCTATGTATTGAATACGACAATGTTTGCAGTTCGCCCAATTCGATAACGTCACCATCATTAGTGATTTTTCCGTCTTCACCTATAACTGGGATAATCATTGTTGCTACGGCATCTGCTCCTGAGAATGATATATTCTGAAGACCGGTGTTTGGATTGTAGGTCCCACGAGGTTCGGTGTCCTGTGGCGGTTCAACAATAATTTTTGGTCTTCCAGTAAAAAGTTCTGTCATTGTTCCTTGTCCTTATAATGAAATGTGCACGGAGGAAGATCCCCCGTGCACACCTGTCAACCTAAAGTAGTTTCTATTAGGGTCTGATAATATCTGACTTAAGAGCGTTTGACTGAATAAAGTCAAGAGCATCAACGTCCATATTATCAATGAGACCATCTGTTTTGATTGTGTACATCGGGCCGAGTTCACGAGCAACATAAGTCATTGTTTCTTCAATGACGATGTCATCCATTGAAGCGCCTGAACCTTCGTTCAAAAGTTCGCAACCATAGATCGATCTAACGGCAGATTGGCCATACTCGTTTACAAATGTGATAGTGATATCAAAAGGAGGAATCTGGTCAGCGTAGTAAGGAACTTTCTTTACAACACTGAGCGCCTGATCATTGACATCGGCTATTCCGCGATATTTGTAAGATGTATCGCCAGGAAGTGCGTTATGACTTCTTGTGTAGAAAACCTGTGTCGGATCACCATTCGCACGGTTCTTGTCCAACATTGTATACAACGCTGGGCGATCAAAAACTGTGAAAATTAATGAGCCTGCAATACCTCTTTTTCCTCTTGAAAAAGAACGAGGATTAGGTGAACCCATTGTGTAAATGGGAGCTTTTTCTCTAGTGACAGAGAAAGTAATGCCCGAAAGAGCACCAATTTCAATTCCACCAAAAGTGGCTACAATGTCTGCACCTGAGAAGGTGGTGTAGGTATTTAGGTATTTATTTACTGATGTATAATCTTCAGTTGCCATTTTGAATTACCCTCCAATCGGTATATTATAAGTTAATGGCTACCTGGACTTCGATTGTTTTAAGTTCGAAGGCAGGTGTTAAAACGAGGTCAACAATCGCTTTATTTTGGTTGGGAACATACGAAACTGTAAAATCGCTTCCCAATAAAGCACCCATGAGCTGCATTCCTCTTAGACCAGAAGTAATTGCTGTTTCCATCGCATTACGAACTTGAATATTTGATGGCTCACCAATAAACTTCTGGCAAACTTGTCTAATGACAAGAGAAGCTTCGTCAACAATTCTCTTTGTTGACAAACGCGTGTAATCTGATGTTGACTGGCCGAATGTCAAGCCTTCACCAAAAACTGCTACTTTATTAAAATTAAGAACAACAGTATTGATGCCCTTTGTACTCAAAGCTTGCTGCTGAGTTCTTGTTGGAGCATAACGAAGAGCCTCAACGTTGTAAAGTGGCTTGTTAACTACTGAACTATATGAAGGAAGTCTACTCATTGAAGCTGCCAAAAAGGCTGCACCATTTGAATAGCCAAATTGTGTTGTTCCTGATGAATAGTTAACTGGCTTGATCTCAGTGGCGATAATGGTGACGTACGGTCCGACTGTCTTCCATGCATCTCCAGAATCTCTGTCTGGCAATCCAGACAAGTTAATTTTAGTTGCTATTTGACTTGGAGTCATTCTTTCGTAAGTAGCAGCTCCGCCTTCAGCTTGACTTACCAAGAAAGGCTTAACGCCCATAACGGCTATGCAAGGGTTTGTGCTTTCTGAAATTTCCTTAGCCTTAACTGCAACCTTATAGGCCCAGTTTGTTGCATAGGCGGTATTGTTGTCGGCGTGGAAACCAAATTCTCTGTCATCGCTAGGCGTGGCAGTTGCATTCAGCGACCAGTCATTCGGATCTGAGCCACGGCCCCAAGGGATGATAATATCCGGGACTGCTGATTCTGCTGCAACAAAAGCTGCATCAAAAACAGATCCACCAAAGGTTGAACTTGTTACTGTGCAGAGTGAATGATCGAATATTGTATCGCTTGGAAGCGGAACAACGAAAATTCTTTCAGCGCCAGCGGTGACCAACTCCACAAATGCGCGGTGTGCATCTGATCCGTTGCCAAATGCGGTAATTGCATCAGCTTCGTTTGATACTCTAACTATGTCAAGGTCGGGAACTCCACCAGTGCCGTCAGCAGTGCTGCGCTTTGCAATGGTTACAATTCTCGGACCAACAGGTGCGTCTTGTCTCGACACACTGTAAAAACGATCTCTTATTAAGGTTGTTACTCCAGGTATAGCCATATTATTTTTAGACCTCCGATTAGGAATCTTTTAGAATCTTCATTTATAGTAACAGACAAGTTATAAAAACAACTTCACAAACATTTTATCTGAAGATAAATATATAGGTTTGACTAGTAATTTGGGCTGGCAGATTGTTGTAAGTCAACTATATTTATAGTGACATCTTCAAAATTTGGTGTCGCTAATGATTCAACGATACTTCTTTCATATGCCATCCAAGTTCTTGCATCCACTGCGATCTTCTGGATTCTTTCATTCTTAATTGCAAATGTTTTTTCTGTAGTTAACATATAGGTTACAGTTCTTTTATGCAGGTCTTTTCCATCTCTATTTATTTCAGAATCGGAAAGTCTTCTAGAATACACTAACTCCGAAGCGCCAGAAGCTTTGAAGACTGGAGTATATTCCAACATAAAATCTTCAAAAGCTTCTATAACTTGATCGGCCAGCACCGATGCATCGAGATCGTCTCTAGTTGTTGTAATATTATCATTTTGGAATGTTCCCACTTTTGTGAGAACTGAAAATGAAACTATATTTTGAAATTTTTGACCATATACTGTTACAGTATTTTCCAATACATTTTGTCTCATTCTAGGCTTTGGCTCTGTAGTATGAGTTTTTCTTAATTCCAAAGAATAAACAATAATTGCTGGAAATTCTTCTAAAGCTGTTAATCCAGAACTTGATGACGCTGGCGCAGAAGATATTTCACTAACTTGAGTGCTAGATGTCATTGTATCAGAATAGGTACTACTAGTCTCTCTATTGATACCACTAGGAAGAATGGGTATCGTAGGATAACTTTCTTCCCATATTTTTTTAACTAAACCTATAAATTCGAGATAACTTAGATTGCCAGAATATATTTCTTCTACGCCATTCTCATCCAGTCTTCGGTAGCCTGGAGATTGGAGTACTGAATCTTTTAGTTGACTAGCCCAAATTGGTTCAGTAAATCTACTTTTTCTTCCGTGAGAAGGAAAGCCTCTATTTATATATGCCATATTAAACTCCTGGTCCTGTTGATAAGGCAAAGTCAATTTTCTTTAACCCTAGGGCAGAAAGAACTTCTATGTAGAATATTATACTTCCAACAGTGGTACTACTTACTTCTACGTTAAAAGAATAACTAACTATAATTTTATCGCTTTTTAAAGATTCTAATAAAGATCTTACATCGTCTACTACCTTATCGTATCCTAGTTGACCGATAGCTTTGTACCCATATCCTCTGATTCTGCTTACTAGAAGAGCTACGAGTCTCATTTGTGCCGCTTTGTGCAGGGTGGATTCTGGATCAGAAAGGGTATACTCATTGGTTAAATAGACTTCAAATGGAACAGATCTTCTAGTCTTTTTTCCTCTATATATAGTATTGACTCCTATGTCATCTAATCTTTGATATTCAGATTGGGATAAGTCTGATCCATACAATGACATTGCTCCTGGTATTCTTGTTCTAATGAGACCCATATTTAGTGGTCTTGAGGCGAACATTCCCGCTAGCGATGCTGCTATGGACGAAACGTAAGATGTTTTTATTTGATCGTGCTGGTATACAGCTTCACCATATACTGGAATGACAAATCTTCCATTATCAGAAGAAATTTGACCAGTCATATTTATTGTAGTTAATTTATCAGTTAGGACAGAATTTGCCTCTAATAAATCAATATCTGGAGATGTAACGCCACCACTTCTTGATCCTATTATTCCAATTTGGACATAGCCAGTAGTGTTGTGGAAATCAGCGCAATAATCAGCTAACTGGGTTATAAAATCAACTCCACCTGTTTTAATAATGGAAGTTTCTAGTGGAACAATAATATCAATAAAATCTAAATCTTTAATTATTGAATATGTTTCTTCTAATCTTTCATAATATTTTTCATAAAAAGTATATTCACTGGGTGTGGCGGCGTTTCTGTCAAATAGAGTATTGGAAATATTTCTGTCAGAATATTTATCCACATATTCAGACATGGGAGCTGTTGCGCAAATCATAATATCCCTAGCTCCTGCAGCGTATGCATCAAATACACCTCTTAGCAGGGGGCTGGAAAGATCTGCCCCAAGAAGATCAATAGCACTTTGCATTGACCTAACATTAACGGGGTTATTAAATTCCATTCCATTTGCGTGGCCAATTAATAAAATCGTACTAGTATTATTTGAGTTTAACTGTTCATAACTTGGCTTATAGTTTACTACGGTACTTTTATTTGGGGAAATAACTATTGGACTTAAAGTCGATACTTCACCTTTAACTTGAAACTTTGCACTTATGTTTAAATTTCCAGTGGAGTTAGTTGTTTGTGCAATAACAGAATAAATTCCCTCATATAATTTATCTGGAATTTGGTAATAAAAAGTAAATTCTTTAGAATTACTTTTTTCAATATAAATAGGTCCTGAAGGATTTTCTTCTTGAATTAAATAAGAATATGGACCATCTATTACTGGACCGCTACCATACTCTCCTCTAATAACAGAAAAATATATGTCTAATGGTGTTGAATTGGCGGTTGGGTCATATATATTTCCTTCTGAAATAAATATAAATTTAAATTGTACCGACTGACCTCTGCTAACTATTAACATATTATTTCTCTCTAGTTGCGCCAACTATCCAATAATTAATCTTACCATGTCTGCCTCTTACTGCAGTGATAGCATCAATCTTGAACATTGTATAGTTTTTTGTTGCTTTGGCGGAATAATTCTCATATATTCTATCACCCTCTTTAGGGTAAACGATGTCTTCAAAATAATATACTGCATCATATTTTGTCAAAAGACCTTCATCATATTCTTGTGTTGAATTAGAATTCACGGCCCCCGATTGGCCAACCTGCCTAGTTGTGACTAACTCGAATTGATTATAATGATTTCCATTTGCAAGTATTCTTTGAATATGAACGTTATGTCCCCATTCTCTAAGAATCTTTTTGAAAGTTTTCTTGACATCAATCACGGCTTCTCAAACCTCTATTGGGCATAGGGTCATGACTCGCTGGGACAGTTCTTACTACACCATACAAATCTCTATCAGTAAGATGAGCAATTTGTCCACCAGAATAAAACGGACCAGCACTTGGTAAGCCTTTCATCTGGAATCCCATTGGACTAACTCTATTTGATAACATTTCTTTTCTAAGAGCTGTGGCAATTTGGCACCATGTGGTGGCATTGTCTCTTGTAACTTTATTCCTTGGTATAGACTTATTTGTGAGGCTGAAATCCCCAAGGCTTATAGATATTTCATCATCACTGCCATAACCGTATGTTCTACTTAGCTCACACGCTGTAGCAGCTTTAATGTATTCATATACAATAAATGACAGATCACTACCGTCGTCGGTCTCTATGAGACTATAGATGCCTTTAACCTCATTAGAGAAGTTGTGGGCAATTTCGCCTATTTCTAACATCGTTGCGTCAGGGAAATAAGAGAGTAATTGCTCAGGGTCGATGTAAAGAGGTGCCACATCTGGGGCAAAAGTAATAGTCTCATCATTTTTGAGAGTTACTGTTGGCTGATATTCTTCTACTGTGGAACTAACGTATAATCTTTGTTCTATAACTACAGTATTAGAATTAGCTAATATGCCAGTAAACTTAACTGTATATGTATCGGCTATAGTTGGAGTGTAATCAAAGTAAAATATTGAACTAGATATTTGGCTAGAAGTATCTGTGACTACAGTTGCATTGGAAGAGTTTTTTATTATTACTTGTGGATTGGCTACAGGAGATAATGCTACTTCATTTCCATTGGCGTCAATATCTTTAAATTTTACAGTTATTCTAACTGTGTCACTGACTACAACTCTATCTGTTGACATTTTTTACCTCTTGTTTTATGCGTTAGATATAATAGTAACGTTAATTGTTCCAGCTGAGTTGTCCTCTAGAATAATACTTTCTGCACTGGAAATAGCATAAGCTTCATTCTTATCTATTGATATTGCTATATAGCCAGAGCTATATATTTCTTCGCTATCCAGACTTGAGATAGCAAAGGCGTCTGCGTTTATTATATCTATCTCCGAAGACCCGTAACCGTCAAACATGGCGAATGTCATTGAGGATGAAGTTTCTGTATTTTCTAATATTCCACTTGGGGTAAGAACAGAATGACTATCAACAAAAACTAATGTGCTATTTACAGACGGTGGTGATATGACAATAACGCCTAATACTTTTAGGCCACCAAAATTAGTAGTTATTCCAAAAGACTCAGGAGAAACTACATATACACCACTATAATTAAAATGAGCTTGGTTATAGGCTATATCTCCATTGTAGAGCATCTAAATCCTTTTATTAGAATGTTCCACAATCAATGGAGAAACCACTTAATGTACTGCCATTTCCGTACAATGCGCCTGAGACTCCGATTCCACCAGTCACAACTAAAGTACCAGTTGTGTAAGATGATGACGCTGTTGCTGCAGTAAATGTTGTAGCACCGTTTGAGGTTAAGGTAGTGAAAGCTCCTGTGCCTTTAGTTGTTGCGCCTATATTGGACGAATCAATTGTCTTATTTGTAAGACTTTCAAATCCAGCTAAAGTGGCAAGAGTTCCAGATGTTGGAAGAGTTACGCCTGTTGTTCCAGTCGAGGTGAAAGTTATTGCATTAGCTCCAGATGTAACAAGGTTGCCACCAAGAGTAATGGTACTAGCTCCATTATTTACTCCGGTTCCACCATAAGTTGAACCGATTACTGTACCATTCCAGGTACCAACTGCGATAGTTCCTACAGTCGTAATACTGTCATCGCCAGAATAGGTTCCACCAGCCACTGCAGCGAGTGTAGCGTTGTATGCCTGAACATCAGTGCCAATAGCTAGGCCAAGAGCAGTTCTAGCTGCTCCAGCATCTGTAGCTCCAGTTCCACCATTAGCTATTGCTATGGTTGTGCCATTCCAAGTGCCAGTTGCAATTATTCCAACTGAAGTAAGGCTTGAGGCAGTTACTCCTGAGCCAAGAGTTGAGCCAGAAAGTACAGACGTTCCAGCAATTAACAATGACTTGCCCGTCAGAAGATTAAGATTTTCTGAAGACGTCCATGCGTCAGTTGCATCAACCCAGTTAAAAGTCTTGTCTGTATCACCCTTAAGAGTGATGCCACCACCATCGGCACCTGCGTCTGTCGGAGAGGCGCTTGAGCCAAGTTCAAGATTCTTATCGTCAACAGTTACGGTAGTTGAATTGATTGTAGTTGTTGTACCGTTAACTGTTAGATCGCCAGAAAGGACAAGAGACGTGCCAGTGGCAGCGCCAATGTTTGGCGTTACAAGAGTTGGCGTGTTAGCAAATACAAGTGCTCCAGTACCAGTTTCATCCGATATAATTCCAGCAAGTTCTGCTGAGGAAGTTGCTGCAAAATCCGAAAGCTTATTATTAGTAAGTGCAACCGTACCTGTTGCATCTGGCAGAGTGATAGTGCGGTCTGCAGTTGGATCTGTGACTGCAAGAGTTGTTTCAAAGTCATTTGCAGTTGCACCTTCAAAAACCATGCTTCCACTATTGAGTGTAAGCCCTGCAAATGTTACACTTGCAGAGGTTGCTACATCTTGACCAATAGATAATGTGTGAGTTGTTCCCTCACCTGTTGTTGCTGCAGAAGAAGTAACACCAGTTCCACCAGTTATTGTTGCTACATAACTTCCTGAGGTATTAGTTCCAAGAGCAATTTCTATAGTTGTCGAACTTGCTGCAGTTAAACGACCCTGAGCGTCAACCGTGAAGCTACCGACTGATGCAGCACCGCCGTATGAGCCAGCTGTTACTGTAGTGTTGTCAAGATCTAAAGTAAGTGTGTCAGTTGCGGAGGCAACCGATGTTAAGCCTATGCCACCAATTATAGTGAAGGTATCTCCACCAGAAATTGTTAAATTGTCACCGTTGTCTGCATCTACTGTAAATGAAGTAGAAATAGAAGCTGTCCCTGCTGCAGACAAACGGCCTTGAGCGTCAACTGTGAAAGTTGGGATTGCACTAGCTGAACCATATGAACCAGCAGTAACTGTTGTATTGTCAAGATGTAGGGTTATGGTATTTGTAGATGATGCTATTGATGAAAGCCCAGTTCCACCAGATATAGTTACGGTTTCTGCGTCATCGATTGTTTGTGAAGATCCCGAATCACCTGCTAAAGTAAAGTTATATGTAGCAGCAGTTACGGCAGAATCTACATAACCGGTTGTTGCGACTTTTGTGCTATTATCTCCTGCTGTTTGTGTTGTTGCAGTTGCAGAAGATCCTAAGGCTACTGTTCCAGAAAATGTTTTATTTCCAGAAATAGTTTGAGTACTAGTTAATGTAGTAAATGCGCCAGGGCCAGCAATAGCTATGGGAGTACCTGTTCCTCCAGCTCCTGAGGTTCCTTTTCCATAATAGAGTACGTCGTCTACTTCTGTAAAAGCTAATTCTGCGTTTTCTAAAGATCCTGGAGCTCCAGATATTCCTCCAACCGCTCTTCTTTTAATTCTGATTGTATTAGACATGATTAAAAATTTCCTCCATCGGTAAGATTTTCTTCGGGGTGGTTCACCCAAGCTGAACCGTTGTAACGCAAAATATTACCTGAGTTCACTGTGGTAATAGTAACGTCAGTCAATCCATTTAAAACTGATTGAGTAGTAATTGCAGTTTCTGCAGATATTATTCTATCTTTTACTGTTAAATGACTGCCTGCTGGATTTAATCCAATAACCGTTTGTATGGCTTCAATGGCGTCATTTGCGTTAGCGTGTTGTTGATGGTGGGGTACTGTTGCTGAATTGAGTGGGTCAGACGATGTCGGATTAATCAATATATCCAACGCTGCGGGATACTGGGTGCTCATTATTTTCCTTTACAATGAAAAAATTTTATATTGATCGTTACTCCAGCTAATTGTGATGGAGATAGGACTAGCAGTAGCAGCTACTGGCAAACCTGTGGCTGTATCTATGTAGGCCAAAAGCCTTGATGTAGATCTAACTCCAGTATCCTTATATAAAACCAGATAGGCAAAACCGCTAGTCCCGTAATCTTCTACCGTAATATTATCAGCGTCAAAGACACCAGAAGCTGTTGTTTTTCCGGCTAGTAAACTAGTAGTTGCTGCGACTGAATCTTCACTAATGCTTGACAAGAATTCATGTGTACTTAAATTTACTGTATAAGTATTTTTTACTAACGCAATTTTTATATTATTGTCAGTCAAGTCAAATAGGCCTTCCAATAAGCCTTCTTTGCCTTTTGCATATAATGAATTAGCCATTATATGCCGACTTCCGAAGAGACAATAACTCTATATTTATATCCAGTCTCGAAATAAGTCTTGCTATCTGTGTAATAAACCGGAGTTGCGTCGGTAGATGGAAAATCTATATAAACATCTGGTTTCCATGAATGCATGGACACTTGGGTAGGAAGCGTTTCCCACCTGGTTGGCGTTTTTTGCATCTTCTTACGTTGTGCTTTAAAATACTTACTGGTTAAAAAGTTTGATGCTGGGCGAGAACTAAATGAGATAATAGTTCTTCCATTATTCTCATCATTTCCTATATAAAAATCTCCATTATTTGGACTGACAGATTCTATATAGAAATTAGGATTTTTAGCTAATATTTGATAACCAGTTTCAATATCTGTTCTAATAGATTTATCTTCTACTAAAACTTCATTTAAAACAGTAGCTTTACTTTCCTGTAGGATTGACGGAGTTGCTGACTGTGTTTGACTCGTGAAACTGATTCTTTCTTCAGGGACAGTCATACCCGAGGAATCTAGTAAATTTTGAACGCGGACAACATAGTCTATATTACCGGGTAGAATGACATCCCAATATAAAGTTAAAGTTCTACTAATCTGATTATAATCAGTAATAGTGTTAATAGTCCTAAATGGGGAATTTATCTGAACAGGTGTAGCTGCGTCAGTATATACTAAAAAATTTGCATCAACTAAGGATGCTATTTTAATAGTCCTACCGAATTTAATATTAACAGTATTAACGCTTACTGTAGCGTTATCAATAAGATATAAGGCCACTCAACACACTCCAAATTCAAAACCTATTGTAATAGTAATAAATCAATTCAATAAAAAGCAGAGGGGGCAGTAGATTTCTCTACCGCCCCCAAGCTTCAGGGTAATTTGTAACTATAACGACCCTAAGGTTTCTATCAGGCTATGTCGTTAGTAACCTGTACTTCGTAGTTACGGCTGAGTCTGACGTTCTTAGCAACAGTGATACCTTCACCATCACCCAGCATCACGATGTCGTAACGCTCTTTCATCTTGAGCTGGCGAATATCGCGGCCCGGATCGTCGAACTGATCGGTACTCATCTCGTCTTTGACGAGAAGTGTTCCGACTTCATTACGGTCGATGAGGAAGAGGTCTGACTTAGCTGCTGTTGCACCACTCTTAGCTGTGAAGCTAACGAAAGGAGAAACAATAACGTTCAGTCCCATAGGGGCAGTCTGATTCAAAGCGCCATCTGCAGACTGGGGACGATAGCCCCAGCTTGTTCCAACGCCTGATGCTGCGCCACCTTGATGGAAGATGGCATCCTTGAGGAAGATCGACCACATGAGGGGGTGTAGAATAAAGTCTGTTGGAATATGGTTTTCAGCCATGAGAACGGCAGCCATGTCGATGATATCGTCCCACTTGACTGTCTTATTGGCAGCGCCATTAATGTCAAGACCGGTTGTGTCATCGTATGAACCACTATCGTTGTCAAAAACGATTGTAGCTGCATCTTTAAATCGGCTCAAAGCAATTTGCTCCTTAAGGCGAGCCATAGCACGGCCAGCTGCGCGAACATGTAGACCAACAATGTCCCAAAGTGAATCAGCGATCACTTCTTCTGTAAAAGAAAGCTTAACGCCCTTCTTTGAGACTTTGCCCTCTACCTGCTTTGCGAAAGCGAGTGCTTGTTCTGGATACTCTTGTCCTTCTGGGATCTCAGCAGCTTGAATAGCATTGACGGCCGGGAATTCCAATGAACGTCCCTTGCCGAGACGAACAGTGGAAAGCAATGGAGTCACTAAAAGCTGTGGCTCTGCTGCTTCTCTGAGCGTACGTGAGAGAACTTTCGGGAAAAGTGCTGCTGCGTCTGACGATGCAAAAGCTTCCTTAATTGTTACTCTATTGTCTGCGTCGATATACCCGTCCTCGGTCATTGCTGTCTCCCAAGCTGGGAGACCCGAGAGGAGCTCTTGGATTGTCTTAGTCATCTTAGGAATATTCCTCCTGTGTTATTGTTTCTTTTTTATTAGAGTGTCAGGTTGACGCGGAATGCACCAATGACATTAGTTACATCTAGATTCGAACGAATACCGAGCTTACCATTATTAGGACCAGCCTTGGTAAGTTCATAAACGGTCTTCAACGCACCCGGATCTGATGGAAGCTGCATGTAGCTGAGGAGGCCGTCATCAAAGTTTGTAGCAAACTTTTCGACTTCGACAACCTTACCTACTTGCAAGTAGCTGTATACGGAGCTGCTATCGAGGAAATCGGTAGCTGCAGCCAATACTGGACGTCCCATTACGTCGGAACGAACTACTGAACCAACTGTCACGTCATTGTTAATACCGCTGACCATTGGATACTCTACATAGCCGTGAGTGATAAATCCAGCACCTTGCGAGGTACCTTTATCGAAGGGTCTGTAAAGATCATACTGTGCGCAACCGATAGGAATCGAACGAGCAGGCACAGTGACTGTGTCAGTTGCTCCGGACGAGTAAGCGGGTGTTGCACCAGCTGTGGGGTCCCATGCTGTATTGCTCATGTCATCGCCCCAGACCTTACTTGAGCCTGTACCGTTAGCAGGCACAATGCGAGCGTCACCATTAGCATCGGCTATAACTGAAAGAATAGTTCCCTTTGGAATAACGATTTCAAAGCGATCATCTTCACTGTCATAGTACCAAGTAGGAAGACCGGGGTGCGGCAACAGGTATGCTGCGGGGGCTATGCCCTCGGAAACAACGAAGCGACCAGAACCGGTCTTACTGTGTACTTTGCGAAATTTTGCTAAACTCATTTTTTATCTCCTTAGTTTTAAAGTTTACGTCTACCCATAAGGGCATCAACTAGAATTTGTTCGAAAGACTCTTTGGGATCTGAAGCCTTAATGGGCTCCTCTTCCATGTCTATAGTAAGCACATTTTCTTCTTTTACCGAAACTTCGGCTTCTGAAGCAATTGTGGGCATATTCAACATCTCGCCAATTCTTTTACCAGACTTACTTGGTGTCTTAGCAAGATCTCTCAGGCTATCAGCTAAAGAAGATGCTGTTCTTGTAGAATACTCTTCGATTAGTTTTTCACGATCATCTGATAGTTCAAAACCAAGTCCGATTCTAGTATCAACAACTCTTTCAATCAATGTTCTATGTAATGCACTCTTGAGTTTTTTATTTTCTTCTTCAAGGGATTGAATTCTAGCTTTTGCAATTGCATCCTGCTCAGAGACTACATTTGTGTCAGTGAGGTCTGCTCCTGCTGTTTCTTTCCCTTGATCTTCTTCGGCCTCAGATGAATTAGCTGAATCAACTTCTTGATTACCTATTTCTTCTGCTTCTTCAGGCAAAGCCTTAGATCCATTTTCTTTCGACTCAGATTCCTCAGAAGCCACTTCTTCTACAGTGGTCTCGGAATCTGCCTCGGTGACAACGACTTCTGATTCAATCGTTTCTTCTGATTCAATCGCCTCTTCTAATTCTTCTGATTCCTTAGCTACTGAGATTGTAGAAAGATCATCACTTAATTCTTGGACTG